GCCAGCAATCACTTGCGTAGTAGTAGGCACGCCTGCTACGCTCAATAAATCGCCTACTCGAATTTGATAGTTATTGCCTTGGTAGACAATCATCATCAAAGAGTTTTCATCAGCCACAGGAGCTACTGGCAACTGTGTGATTCTGGTTGGTATTAGATTGCTTGGTACGTCAGACATTTAAAACTCCAGGTAGCCGTCACCGTCTTCAGTAATGAAGAACTCATTGCCAGCTTCTTGAATTACACCTGCTGGGTGAGTATTGATAGGTGTGTCAGGGCGGTTGAATGGAAGGACAATCTGGTCAGGTCTGCGAGGCGCAAGACGGTACGGGTCGTACTCGTCACGGTCTTCTTCACAAACCATTAAGCCTGGATAATTTGGGTCAGGCGACAACTCAGCAAGCAACATCTTGCGCGAGCACCGGCCGCATATGGCAATGCCATACGTGGCTTGTCCGCTAGGGTCTAGGAATACACTCATTTAGTGTAAACCCCGATGCCTGGGTTGATTTGAATAGGCGACCCATCATTATCACCATCCCATGCACGCTGCAGACTCATTGCAGCTTTTTGCTCAAGCACGGCCATAATTTGTGGGTCAACTTGTGGCGTCTCAGCAGCAACTTCAGCTGACAAGCCATCAATGATAGCATTGAGCCAACGTTGAGGCACTTCTACATCTTGCTGCAAGTTTGCAGTGTCCATAATCTGGCGATGACGCCAAAGAATCAACTGAGCTTGTTCAGCTGCTACAAATGGAGCAGGCCACAGGTATACGACAGGTTCAGGCAAATCACGCTGGAAATAGTAATTGCTAGGGCGACCAGGAAATACTTTATTGCTCTGGTTAACATAGCTGTCACGATTCAACTGACCTAAAGGAATCTCTTGAGGCATATTGCCTAGGCTTACTACTGTACGATTAAAAGTAGCTGTGGCCGTAATTCTAAAGTATTGATAAGGCAAAGCTCCAGAAATATCTGTCCAAGTAATATCGCCTGCAACCGCTGTGCCTGTATAAGTTCCTACAGTCACCCAAACAGTTCCGTTAGTACTGACTTGGAAAGTCAAAGGAGTCGATGCGCCTGACCATTCAACGCCTACAGTATCCACGACCGTTTGAGTCGTAAAGTTTACCGTGTAAGACGTTGAAGTTGATACAGTTGCGCCTGTAACAGGTTGAAGTGTACGGTAGTTCAGATTAAGAACTTCAACAGTACCTAAGGGAAGCGTAACGATAGGTTGATTCTCATACATAGGAAGAATCATCTTTTCAATACACCAGCTAGGTGTTTTGATACTTGCCAACTCTGACAAAAACAAATACAAAGACTCTAAGGCATAAGTCTGCATTTCAGCAGTAATGGCTTGAGCAGGCAGACGACAACGTCTGAAGGCGTGGTCTACAACCTTCAGAGCATTAAATGTCGTTGTGCTTATCGTGCCCGAATATGCCATACTAACCCCGTTTTAGTAGTCAGATGGCAGCTGTCTCAGCACGCCCAGTATTGACAAATTATAATTCAATCTCTGCTTAACATTTTTTGGCTGAGCCGCCTTTTTTCATGGCCATGCCGCCGCCCATCATAGCTTTACCGCCTTTTTTCATCATCATTTTGTCGCCAGGCAAATTAGGAGCCGTGTTCATTTTGGTCTCTCCAGGATTTTTATTGGCCATGACACCTAAAGTACCACGGTTTTTAATCATGCCTTGAGGGGCTGATGGAGCCTTAACGGTTTCACGCACCATGACTTCTTTGCGCATCATTTTTGGAGCTTCAGAAACTTTGCCGCCTTTAGCGTAGCAGTTTGTGCCGCCGCCCATAGCAAAACCTTTAGTCATTTTGCCTGATTTAAAATCAAAATCTTTAACTTTTCCAACTGTCATGATTTGCTCCTGCTTTTAGTTGAGGGTTTTACTGATTGTTTGGCTTTATCGGCTTTGACAAATTCTTTGCCAACTTTTTGGGGAACACCGCCATAACCGCCTTTTGTATGGGCGGCAGCTTGCATTAAACGCTGTTGTGCTGGAGATTTACTTGGCATAATGTGTTTCCTTAAATTTACTTTGAGGGCAACCAATTAGCTAGGTAAGTCAGAAAAGATCCAACCGCGCCGCCTGCACCGCCAACCAACATTAACATCTTCCAACCACCCTTGGCTTCAGACAAGGTTTTGTCAATTGCAGTCAAAGTTGCTTGCATGGCTTTCATGCTTTCTAGCATCTTGTCCATATCATCTTGCAAATGCCGAATGTCAGAAGCATGTGTAGCTAGTTCGCGTGCAGTTTTAATAGATTCTTCAGTCATTATGTATCCTTATCTTAAGGAGATGCGTAAGTTTTAAGAGCTTCAATAGTGATCGTGTATCGGTCACCAGCTGTAGCTCCAATCGTGCTAAACAAAACGTCACCGGTCTTACCTGCACCTGCGTTATTTGGAAAACCGCCAAATGAGCTGTAGTCCATGAAATAGAATTGGTTTTCTGGGATTGTTTCGCAGATCAAGTCAATTGTTGCGTCCCAAAGAATGTCAACACCCATACCGTAGGTTTGCGCCCAGATTTTGTTGATCTTGACGCCGTTGCACGCCAAGCTGAAAGAATTCGGATTGAGCGTAGAAACGTCAATTTTCAAAACAGCGGATTCACCTGTACCGTCTGAAATGTTGGTAAACTTGGCAATGAACAAGCGCTCACCGTCAAGAATAGTTTGTGAGGTTACTGCATCTGCCATGTTTATCTCCTGAGGTTAAAAATGAAAGGGGCAAACCCCTCTCATTTAATTAAGCAGCAACCGCGCCATTCAAGGCAACGATGTCCCAACCTGCAGCAGTGTAAATTAACATGCAACTGTCGCCGACGTTAGTAAATGTGATGGTGCTGAAACCGATTTTTGTCGTAGGAGTCAATACGGCAGAACCGCCATCAACCACGTGGCTGATGATTTTGATTTGACCTAGAGTACCATTGGCCAGGGTCAACGCTTGCGTTGCGCCTGTAGTTGTCAAACTAGTCAACATGTCAGTCAGATTGACTGCGCCTGCGCCGGAAAGAGCTTGGTTTGTAGCAAACACGTCACCGGTAATGTTACCTGTGATATTGCCTGTGATATTGCCCGTAACTGCGCCAATGAAACCATTGGTAGATGTTACTGGGCCGGAAAAGGTAGTTGAAGCCATTTTAAATTCCTCTCATGCGAGTTGGTGGGTATCTGTCTGCATGACGTCAGCTGGGGCTGTCAGATACGCCGGAAAATCCCAGAAAAAACATAAAAGAAGGGGACCAAAGTCCCCCTCTTTATTAAACGCCAGCTGTACCGTACAAGCCACGTGGGTCAGTCCAACCCACAGTGTATCGCTCAGTAGCTTTGTAGCGCATAGAGTCAGTCTCGAAGTCACCTTCCATAGACTTTTCTAAGCCACGACGCATCAACAACTTCAAGCCTTCTGGCGCGTCGGTCTGCACCCACCATGCGGTAGATGAAGTAATACGTGACAAGTTAGCTTGGCCATCAGCCAGCAAGCCCATGGACTTAACTGGGTTGATGTCGTTATCAGCTGTGCCGGTACGCAACACGCTCTTCAGCAAAACTTCTGCTTGGAACACGTTAGAAGGGCCTGCAACAATCTTCTCAGGCGTCAAACGGATACGCTTACCATTGTTGTCAACGGCGTTGCGGATCTGGATAAGCAACTGCTCAAGTGAAGTTTGTGACAAGTTAGCTGCAGTGCTCAGCTGGTTGCTGAATACACCGCTAACGATCGGGTGTGAAGTGTTAATCAACGACACGCCGTCACCACCAACATAAGCACCGTTAAAAGCACGGTTCAAAACGTTAGCAGATAAGGTTTCCTTAGTCTCAATCAAAGACTGTGCCAAATGTTTGGCATAGGTTTGACCGATACGGATGTGGTCGCCGTCTTCTACCAAGACTTTGGTCAAGCTGAATGCCAGACCGTAGACTTTGTAGAGGTAACGTTGCAAGAACAACACGCCGCCTGATTGGTAAGTAACAGCCATACCGTCAGGCAACTCGGGAGCCGCGCCGAAACCGTACAAGACCGGTTCCTCGTGGTAGTTACGAGGAATGCCTTTTTGCTCACGGAAAACCATCTTCCATTCATCTGCACGTTGATCGTACACACCGTCAAACACTTCGTTAAGAATAGGTTCAACAACGGATCTAAAGTCCGTACTACGCATTGGAGTAGCCATTTTTTAGCTCCTTATTAAACCGAGTTCACAGCAGCTTTGTAGTGGTGTTCGTTGATACGAACAGACACAACTACATACGCGTCAGTGAGTGAGTCAGTGATTTCATATCCAAAACCAGTAATCTGGAATTGGCCCGAAGTGGCTTGAATGGCACCAATTTGCGTGGTGGACAAACCTGTTGAAGTTGAGCCGCCAGGAGAGGCAACAACCCAATCACACTCTTCGCCAACAGCCGTTTGTACGGTTGTGCCAGCAGAAGGGTTTGTGTATTGAACATCAAACAGAGTTTCAGGGTCGTCATACACCCAAGCTGTAATCTCAGTACCAGTCGCGCCAGAAGGCCAGAATGGAGAGATTGTGGGCTTGCCGCCTGCATCAAGATACTGGCAACCTGCAAAGATGCCAAGCAAAGTGATACCGTCGGTTGTGCCTGAACGAGTACCGTCAGACGTGCCGAGTTGAATTACGCCGTTGTCAGTCAACTTAACGGGGTCACCGCTAAAAATGTTGGCTGCGTAGGCGCTCGTAATAACGTAGGCTTTGGGGCGCATCTGACCACTGTTGTGGTAAGACGCACGGAAGCCAAATGGTGCGCTTGTCGAAGACATAGTTTGCTCCTAAATGGATTAAAAGGTTGCGTCAGGAAAGATCGAATTGAGCTTCCCGTTGTTGTCCTATTTCCAGGTTGCCATCTCCCTGAGTAATCCGCGACTTAGATGAACGCGCTTGCTGCTCAAGGAAGTCTGCCGTATCGGTCAGTTTTTCCTCTTCACGTAAAGGTGCATCGTGATGCGCCTCTTTCATGTATTTCTCATAAAGAGAAATGGGCAGCTTAAAAGCCAACATCTCGTTCACCCCAATGAGCCCTGCCCAGTCACCTGTTTTAAGGGTTGCGTATTCCCAGCCAGGAACATCTTCTGGCTTAACTGGTTCATAGCCCAGTCGAATCCGCATTTGGATCGAGTCACGAGGGTTAGTCGTGGTCAGCCAGCAACTATGCCAGCCGGGAAGTTTTGGCAAGTCCGGTAAAGAGGACTGAAAAAACTGCTGACGGAACATTTCAACCCGCTCGTCTTCGGTCACCTCTCGGTTTTGTGTGACTGCACGATCTATCATCGCACGACTTTCACGACCTTCTCCTGCGGATTTCTTCAAGCGTTCGTCTGTCATAATACTCGCTCCTTTCAGCGATTGAAACCAATTATAAACTAAAAATTATTATGCCTTGTTGGCACGGTCGTATTCGGAATACCGTTTGGCGTACTTCATACGCAAAACTGGGTCGTCCCATACTCCGGCATCGATCAAAGCTTGTTTACGCTCAGGGCTGAGATAAATCTCTTTGCGCGTTGTTGTAGGTGCATGTTCACGGCCAGAACCTACGGCAGGCCCGCCTCTAGGCGTTCTTTCTTCCTTAACCGGTTGGCGCTGGTTTTTAAACTTCTCAGGCAAACGTCTAGCAGTTCGTTTACGGAGTTCATCCCAGTACTCTTCAGTCTGCGAATTAAACCCGTCTTTGGCCAAAGCTTGGTCAATAGCAATAACGATTGCAGAATCTTCATCCCTGCCCTGTGAGTCATACCATGGATTCTCAGCCATAAACTCTTTGGCGTAATGCATGGTCATGTCATCAATTTGCTGGCCCTGAGGCTGTGGCCGCTGCTGCGCTGCTTGCTGCTTAGCATACTGAAGCTGCTGCGCTTTCTGCATTGCTTGGTCACGATAGCGCATAGCTTGTGCTACATCAGCGCCATTGCCTGCTTCTACAGCCTTGGCAATAACCCGCTCTGCCATTTCAACCTCATTGGCAGCAGAGGCAATAGCTTGGTCATAACCTCCAAGGTCTACTTGATGGGCACGTTGCTCTTGGACAGATACTCTGCGCTCAAGGTCATCATTGCGTTTACGTAAGAAGTCCAGTTCGAGTTTATCACGCTTGATAGCTTGATCTCGTCTGTCTTTGCGCTCAAGTTTTTCAAGTCTACGTCGCTCTCGGATTGCAGCTCGCTCAGGGTCATTACCATCACCTTCATCTTCTTCTGTAGCAGATGATGAAGGGCGTTCATCTTCTTGTTCATCATGATCATCTTCATGATCAGTTAAATCTTTTTTATCTTCAACAATAACTATTTCTTCGTTACTGCCTTTTTCGTCATCATCTTCTTTTAGAACTTCAGCCATAACTCATCTCCTTTCAGATGAATGCTCGGATTGCTAAAGGGTCGCCAGTTACGCGCCCAATAATATCCAAGTCGTTGAAAATAACAAACATTGCAGATTCGTTTGTACCAGGAATTTTTACTTCCCAGCGGTCACCGCCATACTTAGCTACGCGAACATATTCGTCTGCTTTGCACCAATCACCTTCTGGCCAGCTCTTCATGTCATTACGGTTCTTAAACGCAAGTGGGCCCAAGGCAATTACTTTGCCAATCTGGGTATTCCACTTTTCTGTTTCATTAGAACCATGTATGTCAATGATAATGCCGCCAGCTGATTTCTTTTTAGGCGTACGGATCTGGATCAGAACACGGCTTCCGAAAGGCTGAATGCCAGCATCTACTGCTGGGAAAGCCTCCACCATTGCGTCCTCATAAGTCATTGTCAAAGTTTTTCTCCTCGTCTAAAAGTTTCAACAGTACGTTAATCGCCGACTCATAACCGGCGACCATTCCAACGCGATACCCATACTCGAAAGTATCGCGAGTCTGAGGACGCTTCAAAGCTTCAACAGCAAATGATTGCTGATCTAGCTTGAGGCGATTCAAAAGTTGTGACTCAATGTTCATGCAGGCGTCTTAGGAGTCTTAGGCGCTGGTGGCAATGTTTGACCATTTAGCTTTTCGCCTGCTGCAAGACGGTGTTTTTGTTTTACAAATGCACCTGTCATTGGGACTGTACCTGTTTTTGGTGTATCGCTCATAACTATCTCCTTAAGGGTTTGGGTTAATGCCTGTACCTGTGCTATACGCAACCTTTTCGCCTGTTGCCATTTCAGCAGCGGCTAAAAGTTTTGCCGTATCATTGTCAGCCTGATTCATACGCTCTCTGGTTTCTAATTCAGCAGCGGTGCGTTGATTTTCGGCTTCTTGTTTAATCTGCTCAGCTTGCATACGCTGTCCAAGCTCTTGCTGTTGTGCTTGCAACTTAGCCGCTTCAAGCTGTTGCTGCGACTGCATCTTCTGCTGCTCAATCTGCAATTTAGCTTGATCAACCTGCATGCGTTGCTGCATTGCTTGGCCTTGGACTTGTGCATTGAGCTGCGCAACTTCCATAGTCTTATCAGGCGGCATTGGTGGTTGAGGTTTAAACTGCTGAGCAGCTTCATCAATTTGTGCAAGCTCTTGAGCAAAGCTTCCAAGCTGGTTTTCAATAAACTTCTGCACTTCTAAAATAATTTTGACCTGGTCTTCTGCTTCTTCAGGTATCAATTTTTCTTGTTGTGCTTTATCAACAGCATTGTGCGCTTCGACTAAGTAGTAGTTGAGCAAATGATCACGCAAGTGTATGGCAATCGGGTACAAAAACGTTTTTGCTATGGCAGGGTTTGAGCCAAACAGAGGAGACTTGAGAAACGGAATATGCGTCATCAAGTGTGCCATGTGATCTTGCGATGGCAACACGTAAAGAGGTCTGCCCATTGCAGCAGCAACGTTTTCTGATACAGGGTCCATGTCTTCGCTACCAGGCAAGGGCTGCAAAACTTCATTTGCAGGCACCTTCATGTTGCGAAGGAACATCTCCTCAACTTTACGCGCATCATACATCTGCGGCATTGCAGCTGCACGCTGCATGATGGCTTGAGTTTGCGCAAAACGCTGAGTTTCACTAAAAATTGCAGGGTCGCTAACAGGGATTACGTCCATTGGACCGTCAAAGTCTGATGGATCAATCTCAAGGCCTGCAGACTGAGCTTCAATATCCTCGACCGTCAAGTAAGCACTATTAATGCGGTGCAAAATCTTAAAGCAACGAGCCATTGAGCCGTGCAAGCGACTATGAATCGAGCTAAATACCACCATGCCTTGCTCAATAAGAGCCATGGTCGTACCAACTGGTTGATTAGGATTCTGGTCAGACAGCTTCTCAAACGAAGTTTGCACAACTCCTTTGCCTGCTTCGACCAAGAAACCTAAGAGTTGGAACAACGTAGGGCTTGGGCCGTTAAATGGCAGAGGCATGGCAAGTTTGCGGACATCATCGATCAATGCGCCGCCTTCCATCTCAACCACTTCAGTTGGTTGCACGTTTAAGGTCTGGCCGCCAGGGCCGCCTTTAAGCTTAAGCAGCGTAGGCACGTTTTGAATGTGCGCAGAGTCTAGCAAAGCACGCAATGCGCCTGTTGCTGCACCGCTAAGACCGCCAATCATGTGTGTCAAACCAATTGGGTAAGCACCACGCCACGGCACAAACGGGAACTCTACAATCCAGTCAAGCTCAAGTTGACGGTCATCATCAGGTTCCCAGTTACGGTACAAACCTAAACCTTTGTCAGTTGACTTGTCAATGCTTAAGATGTATGGCTCAGGCCCATCGCCAAAGTCAAGGTATGTGTAGACTTCGTAAATGGTACGCAGACCATCTTCGTTATAGCTTAGGTCTTTACGGCCTTCGATCTTGTCATTGGCTTGGGTTGACTTGCTAAACTCAGGGTCATCAGGCACTCCTAAGTCAACATCGATGTACATGCCTGATTTGACACGACGTTGATACTCAAACTTGGTAATGTATTGAACGTGAGTTTTACGCTCAGCGGTGTAAAAGTTTGTTGCTGCAAATGGCAAGTAGATGTCATCGATTGCAATAAACTCTGAGTTAGGCCGTCTATGCAATGGGTTCCACATGAACTTCATGTATTGACCGCCGCCAAGTGGCAGCTGCGTGCTAAGCTGCTCTAATTCACCACGAAACTCAACCATCTGTTGAGTCGTTTGCCAGTTCATGAACTCGGCTTTACGCTCTGCCTTCTGGATCTTAGACTTGTCACGCTCGCCTAAGATCTTGCTCTTGACAGGCCCATTAGGTGGGAACACTTCTTTCATGAAGCGTGCAGAGAAATCTACGCAGGCTTCAACAAGCATTGGGTGCACAACTTTGTTGGCACCTGTAAACTGAGCACCTCCTGGTGCATCATCGCCCAAACCAGTGCGGCGCAAACCTTCTTCGTATTGCTTGTCACGCTTCTCGCGTGCTTCTTTGTCATTGCCAATCTTTTCCATCAAATCAGTGATGGCAGTCTTCAGCATGTTTTGATCTACTTCGTCAACTATATTGGCAAAGTGTGCAAGCTTTGTGGCGTGGTCTATATCGTTCTTCTCACGAATAATTGCGCCGCCATCTTCTGTGTCTTCAACTTCGTTGTCAACATCCTCTAGTTCAACGCTCTCGCCTTCAGGCAAATCGTCTTGTAATCTTTTGGTTGCCATTCTTTACCTCACATGTACTGGTTAGCGATTGCATCTACTTGGTCAGGATCGTAAACTGACACGCCGCCGCCTTTAGCAAACTTAGGTTCGTCAATAGTAGGCTTTTGTTTACGGCGTTTGCGCAACTCAAGGTCTTCATCTGTATTGAGGTTACCGCTGTAGAACGCAGCTGACAAAGGCATGCCGCGCTTGCCAAATGCAGCAACTACATCTGACATGCTAAGACCTTGATCATCAAGGAACTTTAAGAAGTCTGTTGCTGCATTCTTTATGACTGTACCGCCTTCGGCGTAACCAGTTGGCTCGTCAAGGCTGTTCATGATCTCATCTATTTTGTCAGGGTCATAGACTGACACGCTGCCGCCTGCTGCATAGCCGTCATAACCGCCTGTTCTAGGTATGTAATCATTGATTAAGTCATCAAACTTTTCAGCTTTAACGAATCTTTCACCATTGTAATTTTTACTAAAGTCTTTTTGTATAGAGCTTGTATCAGCCGTGGAGTGATTTACTTTAATAAATTTCTTTATTGTTGTAGGGTCTTTTGTGTCAACAATGTCATAAATATCAAGGTCTTTAACTTCAGACCATTCGCCTGAGTTAAGGAACTTTATTACTGAGTCTGTAATTTTTGCTCTATATTGTGGGTCACGCTTCTCGTATTCAAGAGCGCGTGCGCTGCCAAAATAATTACCAACAGGTTTGATTTCACCAATGCTAGGTGGACCGCTTACAGATGCAATGTAACGATCATAAGCTTTAGGCATATTAGTTTGCAGCCACTCTAATGCTTCTTCTTGCTCACCGTAAAAGTCGTCAGAACCTAAAAAATTATTAAATTTTCGTCTTTCTGCTGCAGTCATAGATTGCAATAAATCGTCAACATCTTCCATTATGTCGCCGCTTTGCGGAATGGATGAGATCTTTGCTTGAGCATGAGGGCGCCCATCGGCATCAAGCAAGGTTGTGAGTCGGTTATTGCCTGATCCATAAGACTCAGCAAGACTATCACCTTGCGTGCACCAACCAGCTTGTTTGCCAATAGTTGTGCAAAGCTTCTTTGCTTTTTTGTCAGTTGTTGCAGGAATATCAACCCAGGTCATACCTGGTTCTTTGACAAATGATAGCTGCGCAGTCGGGTCTTGTAGCCTAGGCACAGCCATTAAGTTATCTGACATTCCAGCTAATTCAGCCTTTGCAGCTTCAGCAGCACGCCAGTCATTAATCTTAGAAACTAGTTTAACTGCATCAGGCATAGTAACCTTGTCAAGCTGCTTAAGAGTTAAGCGCAAGTTTGCAGGCAAAGTAGATTCAGGATCAATAGCATTGCCAAGCTCATCTATTAAATGATTAAAACCTAAACTACGAGCTTGTTCTGAAATTCCATAAGCTCCTCCTAAACTGTAAACGTCAGTTTCTGGTGGTACTTTTGCTAACCATGGATTGTCAATAAGATTTTGAGAACTTTGCTTTAATCTTACTCCTGCAGATTGGTTTGTAATTAACTCATCGGCTTTGTTTTCCCATTGTTTTCCTAGTGGAGTTTTAGCAAGTCCTTCTTTTGGAAACCCTGCTTGTTCTCTTGCTAAAGGAATGTAGCCAAAGACAGACCTGTTTGGGTCTAGCTGCATATGAGATATACCTTCATCTGCAAGTAAGCGCAAACGGTCACTAGGTGTGGCCATCTCATTTTTAATGTATTTATTGACCTTTTGATCAATCCATTTATTGAGAGCAACCGACGGTTCTTGTCTGATACGAACATTTTCAGCTACATCAATACCTTGACGAGTGGCTAAGGCTCTAAGCCCGGCTTCATCAAAGGTGCCGGTCTTCAATGGACCAACTGCAGACTCAATGGAACCAGCAAGCCAATTACCTGCTTCAGGTTTGATCACATAAGACCTTGTAGGAGCTGTCATACTTTGAGCAATGTCGCGTGCAACGTATGGTGCAGTTTGCACAAGGTTAGTGCCAACTCGCTTGGCATATTTAGCAAGTGGTCCGCCTAAGGGTGCAACTGTTATTACCGCTTCTGCCGTGTCATCTGGCAGTATAGGAACATTGGCCTTACCAACATTGGTAATAGGTTCACCATAACTTAGGCGCTCAACTGTTCGTGCAAGTGCAGGAACCCCTAAGAACTCCATCGTTCCCTGCATCTGCTGTGTGCGCTGAGGTGCATAGCTTTGCTTAAGGAAATTGGCAATTGAGCCAAGAACTGGTTGTTGTGGCGTGGCTTGTACTGAATCGCCATCAGCATAATTTGTTCTGACTGAACCGCCGTCTGCCCACTTGACCTTGTTAGCCCAGTACGCAGCACTGCTTGGGCCTTTAGCTATGTTAGCAGAGTGCCGTGCCTTGAATGACGCACGCTTTGCTTTCATATGTTCTGACTCACCTTCTTTAGGCTTGCCTGCTGTACTAGCGCCTTGTTGACCAAAACGGATAATCTTCTCCTTGCCATCTACCTTGGTCTTCACAATGTGAGACTTGGTAGGGTGGCTAGGAGTGCGCTTAGGTTGATTAAGCTTTAGACTATCCTTGTCAACAGGCTTGTTCATTTTTTCTTAGCCGCAGCTCGTATGTTGTCGACCATGTTTGGATAAGGTCTGCCTGCAGCTTTGGCCATAGCTTTAGCAGATGACTTGGCCTTGGACGATAGAGGCTTGCTATCGCCAAGGCTTTTAGGACGTGCTTTTTCCCAGACAGGTTTTTTAGGCTGCATACGGATTTACTTTCGGTTTATTAGAAATGCGAACTTCGTCAATATCTTTTGCTTGAGGGAGCTCAAACCATCCATCATTCTTGAGATAGATAATAGCTTGCGTAAACGTGTCAACATAGTCATCATGCTCCGCTACTGGGAACTTGCCCAGTTGTTTTATGAAAGGTGCTGCCCAACTGACATGTTGGCCAGGATTCTTTCCTGACTCAGGTATCCACAACAAACCTAGCTCCAAAGTCGGAGCAGCTTGATGCGCACGCGATACCTTATCCGCTAATCCAGGATTATATCCCACAGCAGGCACTTTAGCTAATCGTAAGTCTTGTAGCAAGGACTGACCACTGGCCTTGGCCTCAACAAGTATCCGGTCTGGTCTTCTGGCACGTGAGTACGGTGAGTCCTTAGTCATGCCGCCGTACTCGGTTGTCCAATCCTTGATTGCCTTTGCACGCAGGTCAGGGTAGCTGAGGTGTTCATCCCATGCATCGATCAACATGGCGTGGCGTTCGCCTTTGTGCGTGAACATGGCCCAGACCGTACATGCTGTAGGGTCGCCTGTAGTCTTCTCAGTAAAGGCACAGTCATACGACTGCAGGATGTATTCGAATGGCGGCAAGCCTGAAGTTGAGGGCCACATGTTGAAACAGTCTGTCTTGAGGATACCGCCTTGGCTAGGAACAGGGTCTTGCTGCAACTGGCCTGCTGTGCCATAAGAACCGAGCAGCTGCTTCAGGTTCGTAATCTCTTTCTTGCCAAACCGTTCAGGGCAGATCAGTTCACCCTTGACTTTGCGTGGATCATAAGGACCAAGCACGGTCTTGCGTGACTTGCCATCCCATTCAGCCGGTATGCAGATGTGTTCCCAACCCTTGATGTCTTCAAGTATGTGGCCGCTGATGTCAAGTTCGTGCAGTCGCTGCATAACTGTGACCATGGCGTCGGTCTTTGGATTGTTCAGCCGTGTTGACCACACCATGTCAAACCACTCAAGGTCTGAAGTCCGCATGACCTCAGACTGAGCAGCTTGTGCGCCATGAGGGTCATCAAGTATCAACCTTGATCCGCCTTCACCTGTTGCGGTGCCGCCAACTGAGGTTGCCAGCCTATAACCGGTCTTGTCATTCTCAAACCTCTGCTTGGCGTTCTGGTCACCAGACAGCTCAAACATGTGCTTCCATCTGTCTTGATACCAGTTGGATTGCAGCAGTCGACGGGTCTTTAGGTTGTCACGTGTACTGAGGTTGCCTGAGTATGAAGCGCACAAGAACTTTTGCTCAGGGTGAACAATCCATTCCCAAGCAGGCCACATGACAGAGACAATAGTCGACTTGGAATGACGAGGTGGGATGTTGATCAGCAAACGCCGTATGTCACCACTTGTAATGGCTTCAAGGTGTTCACAGATTGTTTCAATATGCCAGCTTTCTATGAACGGTATGCTTGGCTCAACGACATGCCAGCTTTGCTTGACAAATTCATACAGGTTGCTTTCAGCTTTCCTGCGCAGCTGTTCCTTTGCAATCAGCTCACTCAGAGCTTTGTGATTCAAAGGGGCGTTCATTCTGTAGGCGTGGCTTTGCTCAGCAAGGTTTGAATC